TGAATGGCGTGAAAGAGTCAACACGACTATTACTGTTGGCGTCGGTACAGTGTCACGCGAACGACGTATGGTGGCGCTTGATACCATCATGGCGAAACAAATGGAGCAAGTACAAGCTGACGGTTTGGGTACGATAGTACAGCCGCATCAAATGTATCAAAGCCTGGCCGATATGACCGATGCGCTTGGTTTAGAGGCGTCATCGTATTTTACCGATCCGAGAACTGTACCTCCTGCACCACCACAACCAGACGTTCAGGCTGAGTTAGCGAAAACGCATGCTCAAGCGCTGATGATGGAGGCGCAATCTAAATTAGATGCCAACCAGGTGAAAGTACAACAGATGCAAATGGATCAGCAGATCAAAATGCGTCAACAAGAATTGAGCATGCAAGAGACGCAATTAAAAGCCGACATCGAGCGCATGAAAGCGCAGCTACAGCAGTTTAAGAACTCCAACGATTCAGACGCTAAGATTGCAAGTCTTGAGCTACAGATGGAAAAACAAGACACCGAGCAAGCCCTGGCGCGTTTGAACTTAGAGCTAGACGCGGTGCAATCTGAGCGCAGCAGCGAAGTGGCCCAATACAAAGCGCAGCTGGACAACATCACCAAGCTGGTGACCTCGGAGACCAAAGCCGAATCGCCCGTCGATTTGTCTGAAATGCGTGATTTGATTGGCAGCCTTATGGCGCAGAATCAAGAGATGGTTGAGCGCATTGACGCCATGTCACAAAGCGCATCATCGCCTAAAACGATCATACGAGATGAACAAGGGTTGGTTGTGCAAATAGGTGACCAGCAGATCATACGCGACGAATCAGGGCAGGTGATGCAAATTGGATGAACACACACTCATAGCCGAGCGCGAGCGTGCGCACCAGGCAAAACATTTACTTGAGAACACGCTGTATTTAGAAGCGAAAGCTATCGTTTTAAATAATCTCACTGAAGCCTGGCAAGGCACATCAGTCGCCCAGGCGGATGATAGAGAGCGCATTTATCACATGTTGGTCGCGGCGCGTTCCGTGTTCGATCACATCGATGGCGTAATGCAAACAGGCAAACTGGCACAAATTCAATTAGACAATAACCGCTGAGAGGCAGGAGAACATCATGGCTGAGACTCAACCATCCATAGAAGAAAGAATAAGCGCATCAATGGCACCAGAAGCTGCGGAGCCGCCACCGTTGGCCGCAGTTGAGCCACCGCCAGAGGAGATAGTCAGCGAAGCGCCAGAGGCATTAGAGCAAGTCGAGCCAGAGCAAGTCGAGCCAGAAGCTATAGCAACGGATGACACGTCGGATGACACGCCAGATGTCACGCCAGAGAGCGAAGAAGAAGCAGTGCAGCTGACGTCGCTGCATGAATTGGCCGAGCATTTAGGGGTCGAGCAAGCTGATTTGTATCAGTTGCAGATCCCCATCACCGATCCTAGCGGTGAACGTCGGGAAGTTAGCCTGGGCGAATGGAAAGACACGTTTCAGAATAACCAACGTGCCGAGCGTTTAGCGCAAGAAGCGTCTGAGCTGAAAACCCAATTACAAGAACAGCAAGTGCAAGTGTCTGAAGCAATGGAACGCCAAGCACAAGAAGGGGCCGCTTTTCTTAGCCAGGTCGAATCGACGTTGCAACAAGAGTTTCAATCAATCAACTGGGATTCACTGAGGGTCAGTAACCCGACGGAATGGACAGCGAAACGACAAGAATTTCAAGAGCGCAATGGTCATTTACAGAACATGCGCCAACAAGCTGCGAGCGCTTACGACCAACAAAAAGCGGCGCACAGTAAACAGAATCAGGAGCAAATGGCAGAAGTGACCGAGCGAGAGCATCGCTTAATGGTTGCTGCCGTTCCAGACTGGGCAGACGATAGCAAAAGAGACGCTGAGACGGCGAAACTGCGCGATTATCTCCTCAACACAGGCTATTCCCAAACAGAAGTCGATAACGTATACGACCATCGGAACATTGTGTTAGCACGCAAGGCCATGATGTTCGACGCGATGTCTAAAAGTGGGAATGCTGCAAAAAAGAAAGTGCTTAAACTTGGCAGTAAGGTTTTAACGCCTGGAGCCAAGCGTTCAAAAGTACAAGCACAAGCAGGTGCTGAAAGCGCGTTAAGAAAGAGCTTGAAAAAGTCAGGCTCCGTTGATGACGCTACGGCGCTGATACAACACAGACTCACTAACAGGAGATAAATTATGGCTATTCCAGGAGGAACGCTTAGTGCGTTCGCTGCGATCGGTCAACGAGAAGACCTTTCAGATATTATATACGATATTAGCCCTCTTGATACGCCGTTTCTCAGCAATGCGAAACGCGGCTCTGCCAAAGCTGTCTATCATGAATGGCAGACTGATTCGCTTACTGCGGCTGCTGTCAATGCGCAGATAGAAGGCGATGATGCGACTACAAACACTGCGGTCGTGACTAACCGTTTGGGTAACTTCACTCAGATCAGCACTAAAGTGCCTCGCGTGACAGGGACATTACAGTCTGTTGCCACTGCTGGCCGAGCTGATGAGATGAGTTATCAGATCTCAAAATCAGGTAAAGAGCTGAAACGCGATATGGAAACGGCTTTAACTGGCATCCAGATCGGAACAGCTGGCGGCGCAGGTACAGCGAGAACTCTCGCAGGTATTGGCTCCTGGCTATCCACCAACCAGGCTCAGTCAGGTGCAGATACCACTACACCTCCAACAACGGCTGGCGCTCCTGCTACTGCTCCGACTCCAGGTACTGCAGCAGCCTTCTCTGAAGTTCAGTTGAAAGCTTGTCTAGCGGCCGTTTGGAACTCTGGCGGTAATCCTGGTGTTGTGATGTGCGGAAGCGCAAACAAGCAGCTGGCTTCAGCGTTTGCAGGTATCGGAACGCAATTCCGAGATGTGCAACCAAATGGCCCAGTAGCGCCAGGCTCAATTGTCGGTGCGGCTGATATTTATATCAGTGACTTCGGGCAGTTACAAATTGTAGCTAATCGATTTATGGCAGCGGCAAATGTTTATGCGCTTGATATGGATTATTGGGAAGTCAATTCTCTGCGTCCGATCCAAACTGAATCACTGAGTAAAACTGGTGACTCGGATCGCTCCATGATATTGGCGGAATATACTTTGTCATCGCTGAACGAATCAGCGTCTGGGAAAATATATACCACTACATAGGTAATCCCCTACTACAGCGAGGCAACTCGCTTCTCCCAAAAAGGGCGACTTCGGTCGCCCTTACTTTTAACAAGAGGTGATATATGAAATCAGCATCCAAAAAAGATTCTTTGAAAAACTTTACAAAAACAAACAATCAGGCCATGAAAAAGACAGGCAATTTTGTCAAAGGTGCTATGAATCAAATGGGCAAGAATGCGACATTTAATAGCGGCTCCAAACGGCACGCTTAAATGAAGCGTTTATTAGATTACGATCCTGTAACTGGCACGCAGTCCTGGCATGAATACGATCACAATACCAAGATCACAACAATTGCTGAAGTGCAGGACGTTGAGCCTATTTTAAACGCCAACAAAGCGGCTAGAAATCAAGGCCAGGGCGGTGCGATGGGGTTGAATGAGGTCTCACAACGTGGGATTAAAAACAACTGGTGGCATGCTGCCTCGGTCCCAAACTCGGTGATTCTTAAGTGGAAAAAAGAGCTAGGCGTCGACATCTACAACAGAGACCATTTGCCCGCCATTAAGAAGCTGTTGAATAACCGCGACTGGTCCTATTTACGCACAGGGACGGGGCGTGTCTGAGCTATTACAAGATTGCGATACCGCAATTGAATATGGCGATCTGGAGTTTGCCGGACAAGGCTTATTAAAAGTGTTGTCGCAAGATCCAGCGAACCATGAAGCCTGGACAACGCTGGCACGCTTTTTCATCGATGCTGGTAAAGCGCCTTATGCTTATCCAATAGCGGTTGCCGCCGTGTCTGAGAGTAAGACCTGGCGTAATCTGTTATTACTTGGCTCGGTACAAGCTGTATTACAGGACGCTAAAGAAGCCTGTAAGACTTTGCAGCAAGCGTTAAAACTCATGCCAGACGATGAGCCTGATAGCAACAAAGCGATTGTTTATCGACAGTTAGCCAGTGCTTATGTGCAGGGCTATGATTTTGAGAAAACTAAATATTACGCTAATTTGTCGCTTGCGCTCGAAGATCATCACCAGCCTAAAACTTCATTGGCGTTTGCAGCATTGCACGAACGTGACTGGGACACAGGCTGGAAACTGTATCGCTCGCAGCTAGGTAATTCAAACCAGCGAGAACTACAAGACTACGGATTGCCAGAATGGAAAGGCGAGAAAAAAGCCACGGTTTTAGTGTACGGCGAGCAAGGGCTGGGCGATCAGATTGCCTATATGTCTGCTTGTCCGTTCACGCCCAAACAAATTATCTGCAACCCTAAATTAACCGAATTGTTTAGCTTAACGTTTCCGTTTAGCGAAGTGCATGGCTCGCAATTTGATCCGTTCAATAAGCCTGTCAAAGCAACGCATCAAGTCTCGATGGCGAGCTTCATGCCTTACGCGCAAATGAAACGACGAGGCGCTTATCTGAAACCGCGCAGAGAAAAAGAGCTGCAATGGTCAGGGCTATTGTCATCGTTGAACTATGGTAAGCCGCGCATTGGTATCGCCTGGACAGGTGGCGCGATGAAGTCAGACGGTTGGCGCAATAGAAATCTCAGCTTGCATGATTTAAAACCTATTTTAGAGTTAGATGCGACATTTGTGTCTCTCGAATATAAAGACAGATCTGACGAAATAGCGCAGTTTACGAAAGAGACAGGCATTGCGATACAAGATTGGCCCTGGGGCAATATGTCTCAAGCGTATGAAGATCAGGCCGCTTTAGTCTCTCAGCTTGATTTGGTGGTCAGCGTCCCAACAACGGTCTATCACCTGGCGGGTGGGTTAGGCGTGCCAGCGTTGGTATTGGTTCACGATCAGCCACATTTTCACGAAGGCATCAGCGGTGATTGTCCCTGGTGGGAATCAGTTAAATTTTATCGACGCTCAGAGATGGGAACGCAACAAGCTATTGAGGCGGTGAGAGATGCCATTGTTGGATCATTTAAAGAGATGAAAACAGGAAAAATAAAAATAGCATGAGAGTCTATATCGGTATCGATCCCAGACAACCAATAGCTTTTAACGTGTTGCAATGGTCTATCACGCGCAGAACAAGTAAACCGTTAGCCATCGTGCCTTTAGTCTTGCCGACGCTGCCTATTACCAGGAGCGGTTTGACCGACTTTACTTATTCTCGTTATTTAGTCCCTGCGTTATCAGGCTTTCAAGGGATAAGCGTATTTTTAGACGCTGACATGCTGTTACAGACCGATATTAACGAGCTAGAGACATTGATTGACACAGAGCATGCGGTCTCAGTCGTTAAAAGCCAGAATCGTTTTGAATGGCCCTCGATGATGGTGTTTAACAATGAGAAGTGCAAAACACTGACCGCTGATTATATTAACGATGAAAGCAACCATCCGAGTGATTTTAAATGGGCTGACTCAGTAGGCGAACTGCCGACAGAATGGAATTTCACAGTAGGTTACGACAAGCCTATAGACGCGCCTAAGTTAATTCACTACACCGCTGGTATACCGCATTTTCCTGAGACAAAAGATTGTGACTTTGCGGATGCCTGGCGAAAAGAATTTGATTCGATGACAGGCAATTGTAGCTGGTTAGAGCTGATGGGTGATTCAGTACACGCCGAGCTAGTCTTAAACAACATTACGGAGAAGCGTAAAGCATGGCAATCTCGACATACAGTGAATTAAAAACAGCCATCGCCGATTGGACTGCGCGAGATGATTTAACCAGTTATATCGACAACTTTATCGATCTCGCAGAAACGTATTTAAAACGTGCGCCATCATTGCCACGTTTGGCGGAGATTGGCGGAGTTCGAGGCAACATCACGCGCTTGTCAGGCACGCTGTCAACGTCAGCAAACACGCTCGATCTGCCAGCAGATTATTTAGACTCCTATCGTTTGACGTTAACCTCTGGTGGCGTGACAAGCATTGTGCGTTATGTCGATCCGACACAGTTAAGCGTCTACCAACGCTCGGGGGCTGGTTTGCCGCGTTTCTACACTATTTCAGACAAAATTGAATTTGATGTAACCCCAGATTCGGCCTATGCCTATGAGTTGTCCTACTATCCAAAAGTAACGGCTTTATCTGCGTCGAATACGACCAACTGGGTGTTGACTGATTATCCTGACGTGTATTTGGCGGCGTGTTTGTTTCATGCGTTCCGCTTTACCCAGGACGATGCGACCTCAAAAGATTGGCTCGACCAATATAAAGTGGCCGCCTGGTCAGCGTCAGAGACTTATCGCCAGGGCCGTGTGAATCAAGGGCCGATCAGCGTTAAAACGGATTCAATCACGCCATGATCAAACCAACCACGTTAAAATTTGGCGAATGGTTGCCCGATCAAGCTGCTTTATCTTCGCCAGGGGTGACTGAAGCGCAGAACATACAGCCGCATGGGACAGGTTTTCGCTCCTGGGGTTCACTTGCGACTGATTCCACTGCGCTGACTGCTAAAGCCAGAGGCGCGGTCGCAATGATCGATGGTGATGCCAATGTGCGCATGTTTGCAGGTGATGCGACTAAATTATATCGCTATGCTGCGGGTACTTGGACAGATAAATCTAAATCAGGTGGTTATTCAAACGATACGCTAGATAATTGGAATTTCTTAAAGTTTGGGACGCAAGTGATTGCGACTAATTTTGCTGACAACATACAGATTGGGCCAATAGACGGGACAAGTGTATTTGCCGATCTTGGCGGAAGCCCTCCCAAAGCGCGTTTCATTACAGGCGTGCGCTCTTTTGTTGTTCTTGGCGATATTGCCTCGCATCCCACAAGAGTCCAATGGTCAGGGCAAAATAACGAAACATCTTGGGGAACGATCCCAGCTACGCAAGCTGATTTTCAAGATTTGGTCGGCAATGGCGGCAAAATCATGGCCGTGACTGGCGGCGATGTTGGCGTGATATTTCAAGAGCGCTCTATTTGGGAAATGCGTTATGAGGGGCCGCCGTTAGTTTGGTCTTTCAATGAAACCTCGGTTGGCATTGGGACGCCTTCCGAGGGATCTGTTGTGCGCTACGGAAACAGTGTGTTCTTCTTATCCGATTCTGGCTTTCAGCGCTATGACATTGGGAAAGGCACGACTCCTATAGGCGATCAAAAGGTCGACCGCTGGTTTTTGGATCGCGTAAATAAAGAAAGTTATTACACCATCTCAGCGGCGATTGATCCGGCCAACTCGAAGGTTGTCTGGTCGTACCCTAACGGCTCATCCGGTAACGATGAGCTGTTAATTTACGACTGGAAATCAGATCGTTGGGGTTACGCGGTTATTGATACTGAGATTATATTCGATGGTTTATCACCAGGTTACACGCTGGACGGATTAGATTCGGTCGGTGGTACGACTTACACGCTCGACAGCCTTCCTGCATCGTTAGATTCTGACTTATGGAAAGGCGGTGCAGCTGGTTTATATGGGTTCAGTACAGCCCATAAGTCAGGTGATTTTACTGGGACGGCGTTAACAGCACGCTTGGAATCTGAAGAAGTGGCAAGCGAAAACACCAATATTTTGACGTGCAATAACGTGCTGCCTTTGATTGAGGGTGGCAGCGCCGTTAATACCGTCTATGTGGCGACCAGAGCCAATCAAAATTCAGACATATCCTATTCGTCAGGTGTGACGGTAAACAGCGCCACAGGGCAACACAATTTTAGAAAGAGCGCACGTTATATGAGATTCAGAGTCGATATTGCTGGTGGGTTTGATCACGCGCTTGGTGTTCGCGCCAGCATTGCAGCGAAGGGGCTAAGATAATGTTATCCGTAAGTGATTTTGGCCTTATTGCTGGGAAACAAGGCCTTCCCGTTAATGAAAGTTTCTCATCCAACTCTGATTATATGGCCGCTTATAATCAAGGGGCAGCAGACTACAACAAAGTAAACGAGTACGACCTGAGTGAACTACAGGCTTATAGCACAGCTCAAGGCAAGGCTTTTAATTTAGGTAATCCGTTTCAGACAGATCCTGTCTTAGAAACCATAGTGCCTAATTTAATGTCCCACAAAGATTATGTGGCAGATACTCGTGAAGTCCAGGCGCAAAAAAATGAACTGCGGGCTGCTGGTTTTTCTGATCAACCATTGTGGAATTTACCGGATTATGTAGAAAACGCAGCATGGTACGTTAAACCGTCGCAATTTGACGCTAAAGAACTGCCTTACGACATGGTTGGGTTAGGCGCTACGAACTACGGCGTTGATTTAAACAACGTCACAGATCGCTATCAGGATATATGGGAAACCTATGGACAATATGCCGAAGGCGTAAAGCCCTGGTCAGAGAGTCCAAAACCTGAATCCGAAGCTAAAATGGGCGGCAATAAATCCATCTGGGAGGGCATGAAAGACTTTCTCGGTCCGCAAGGACAAACGTCGCGTGAACGCTATGGGCCAGAAGCTGCCGCAGCTTACGATAATTATTTAAAAACAGGCCAAATCACGGACGCTATGCCAGCGGGCATGGCGTTTGACGCTTTTGATTACGGCGGGCGTTACACAGGGCAAGAGTTTCAGAATAAGCCAGGCTCTATCTGGGACAAATTTATAGCGCCGATTGTAACTGTTGGCGCAACGCTCATAAATCCCTATTTCGGCATGGCAACCGCTGCCGCTATTGGGGCTGAACAAGGCAAAAGCCCTGGCGAAATCGCTCTTAATGCAGGTCAGGCATTTGTCGGCGGTGGTGGGTTAAACCCTAGTAGTGCTTTGTCACAAGGGTTGATCACAGCGGGCAACACGGCGGTGACTGGCTTCCGAACTGACTTTGATCCGTTGGCTATGGGTTTGACAGCTGGAGGAACTTATTTAGGTAATAAGCCTAATATTCCAAGCGTAGTGCCGGACAGCAACATCCCCACAGATTATTTTGATTTATCAAACACAGTGCCAGATCCGTTGTTTCCTGCAGGTGGCACAGCGTCTAATACTTTGTCCAACCTTACAAACCCTACAAACTTAGTTAATAACCCGTTCAGTAACGTGCCAGTCGGCAATAACTTGCTGTCAAATCAAGCTGTATCAAATGCCATTAACCCAAGTTTTCCCAGTCAGTCGCTGAATGTACCGACGACAAACATACCTACAAATTATTTTGATCTAGCTCAGAACTTTCCTGCTACTGATCCGCTATTTCCTCCTGGCGGGACGGCAGACGTTACGCTACAGAACTTAACAAATCCTGCTGGATTGCAAAATAACCCTTTCAGTTATGAAACGGTGCCTAATCAAACGACTGATGCGCTGTTTGGGGAAAGTCAATTTTCGGCTAATAACCCGTTTGGCTCCCTGCCAAATTACATGGGGTCAATTGATCCACAATTTGAATCACTTGGCGACACAGTGTCAGATCCATCTATTTTAGACAAAATTAAAGCCAATCCTTTAGACACTGCAAAACTAGCATTAAGCGCTGGTTCGCTAGTTACAGACGCTTTAGGCGGCAATGCAGATGCAGCGGCAACCGCATCAGGCAACCCTTACAGCGCTCCGAAAGCGCCAGCCGTGACAGGACGGCCTCGACAAGACTATTTGACAGGCTATACACCTATGCAAATGCAACCAATCAACTATCAATCTTTTTATAACCCTTACGCTAGGAGCTAATCATGGCTTTGCAATACGCCAATTATCAACCTAATTTAAACGCTTTAAACATGGGCGGCGCACCAGTGACCACGCCTGGCATGATCAATACCAGCGCAACATCATCTCCTTATTCTGGTCAGCGACCGTATTTAGATGAAAGTTTTGCGGAAGCGCGGAAACTTTACGAAACTGGCGGCCCTCAAGGTTTTGGTCAATCAACAGTTGCGGGCTTTGGCGACACAACCCGAGGCGCATTGAGCAACATACAAAATACCGCAATGGCAGGTAGCCCTAATATTGGTGTCGGTCAGAACTTACTCGGGCAAACATTGTCGGGCGATTTTTTAAATTCAAACCCTTATCTAGATCAAATGTACAACCAGGCGGCTGATAACGTCACGCGCAATTATCAAGAGGCTGTAGCTCCAGGTATCGGGGCAAGCGCAGATTCTAGGGGCCGCTATGGTTCTGGTTTGTATCAAAACATGATGGCTAATTCACAGCGCGAGCTAGGCGATTCCTTAGGACGATTAGCAACAAATGTATATGGTCAAAACTATGCGACTGAGCGTGGCCGACAAGATTCAGCAATGGGCAAGATCCCTGACATGGCAGGACTTAATTATTTTGACGCCAATCAAATGCTAGGCGTAGGTCAAATGCAAGATACACAAGCTCAAAATCAACTATCAGATCAATATAACCAGTACATGTTCGATCAAAATAGACCAGGCATGAATTTGAGTAATTACCAAAACGCAATCACGGGAAATTATGGCGGCACAACAACGGCCACTCAGCCGGAATACGGCAACAGCACAGCAGCCAACATAGGCTCTGGCATCGGCATAGCCTCTGGTTTGATGGATCTTTATTCCAACTATAAAGCGCTAGGATAAAACAATGGCAGAAATCAAAGACTATTCGGTCACAGCAGATGACAATAATGCTACGAGTCCAGCGGGAATGCCTGAGAACATGGCACCATCTGGCGTCAATAACTCATGGCGAGAATCGTTTGCTAGAGTCAAACGCTGGTATGAGGACATCAACGGCACAAAATCAACGACTGGATCAAGTAACGCTTATGTATTAGCGGCAGCTCGAACAGTGACCGCGTATGCCCAGGGCGATGCTTATTTGTTCAGAGCCAATCACGCCAACACTGGCGCGGCAACTTTAAATGTCGATTCAGTCGGTGCGGTGGCAATAGTCAACAATACGCAATCTGCATTAGCCGCTGGTCAGATACAAAGCGGTGGAATGTACCTGGTGGCTTACGATGCAAGCAATAGTAAGTTTCAATTGGTAGGTGCGTCGGCAACGTCTGCATCTGGCGATAATATTTTCATATTCAACGCATCTCCATCGGCTACGCTAGAAAATTCTACGGCAGAAGATACCGCTGGTGGACGCGAAAGCACGATCCAATGGAAAGGCTTACAGTCAGGCTCGGAAGAATCAACGCTGGTTAAGATCATCGGCTCGCACGATGGTTCGAGTGACGACCAAAAAGGCAAGCTCCAGATTTATACGAATGATGGGAGTGATGGCGATAGCCCGACTCTCCAGGTAACAATTGATAGTGCTGGATTATGCGCATTAGTTGGGGCCGCAACGATTGGTGGGTCATTGACCGTGACTGGTGTCACAACGCATGGTGGGAATGTAGTTTCAGACACCGATTCTACCGATGATCTTGGTACAACGAGTGTTCGCTGGGCTAATTTGTTTGTCGATGGTATTACCGCAACCGATCAGATCACAGCAACAGGATTCACGGGAACTTTAGATGGTATTTTAGGAAGCGGTGCAGCCGCAGCTGCCGCTGTAACTACGCTCGATACGAGTGGAGTTGTAAACTTAAATCTGACCACTGACTCATCGAGTTCGACTTCCGGCGCTTTAATCATCGACGGTGGTGTCGGTATCGCTAAAAAATTATTCGTCGGAACTGACGCTGATGTAGATGGTACGCTCAACGCTGATGCCATGACCCTGGACGGGACAGCCATTACGACAACGGCTACGTTATCTACAGGTATTAGTAATGGCAATGTCCCTGTATTTACTAGCGGCGTTGCAGATGATGATTTTTTGCGGGTTGCTGGTACTTCTATAGAAGGCAGGTCTGCCGCTGAAGTACTATCAGATATTGGCGGTCAGGCATCTTTAACCTTTGGTATATCTAATACAAACGCAGTCAAAATAGATAGCGCAAGTGTAGCTGATGACGAGTATGCAAGATTTACCGCTAACGGGTTAGAAAGCCGAAGTACAGCCGAAGTCCTGTCTGACATAGGAGCATCTGCTGTAGCAGGTTCTAGCTCAATAGTAACCACTGGAGCTTTAGACGCGGGCAGCATCAGTAGTAATTTTGGAACAATCAATAATGGCAGTTCAGCGATTACCACCACTGGAGTTATTACAGGCGGTTCGCTTGAAATTGATGGGGCAGGTTCTACAGCCACACTTTTGTTCACCAATGATGCGACAGCAGCGGCTGGTGGTGGTGGTCTTAACGTATCAATAGATAACAGTTTAAATGGTTACCTTAACAATGCTAAAGCTGGAGCTTTAAAATTTGGTACATCTAACGTGGAGCGTATGCGACTCCTTTCAGGCGGTAACTTAGGTATAGGAACAACTACTCCCGACAGCCAAGTAGAAGTATCTAGTGGCGCGGCAACAACCGCAAAAATTGCATCTACCGTATCAAATCAATATGCCGAATTAATTTTTGAAGATGGCAATGCTGGTTATGGCTTTCAGGTTAGGTCTGACGGAGCGGCAGGATTAGCAACAGGCTCTATGGTGATAAATGACAGGGATACAGGCACATTTCCTGTTGTAATAAATGAAGGAGCAGGAACTAACACATTTAAAATAGACTCTGCTGGTCGCATACAAGTTAACGGAACAGCCGTTGTTGACGTTGCGCGGATTAGTGTTAGTTTTAATAGCGCAAATAGTACAGGAGTGTCTTTAAAAGCTACTAATGCAAATGGCGGCACTATAATGAGGTATCAGAACTCTAGTGGTACTTCTGTTGGAGGAATCACTACAAATGGATCAACCACAGCTTTTGCGACTTCCTCTGATTATAGGCTGAAAGAAAATGTAGACTACACTTGGGATGCTACAGCAAGACTAAAACAACTCAAACCAGCAAGATTTAATTTTATTTCAGACGCATCAAATACTTTAGTTGATGGCTTTTTGGCTCACGAAGTATCAACCATTGTTCCCGAAGCAATCTCAGGTGAAAAAGATGCAACGACAACTCACAATAAAGTTGTATTAGATTCTAATGGAATTATTTTAGACGGTGGTGTAGAGCAATCTGATTGGACAGCAGGTAAATCATCAACAACCGATGCTGACGGAAACACCGTACCTGCAAAATATCCATCTGACTCAACGTGGGAAGCAAGTAAAGCAATGCCTGATTATCAAGGCATAGACCAAAGCAAGCTAGTCCCATTGTTAGTCAAAACAATACAAGAGTTAGAAGCTAGAATCACTGCACTGGAGGCAAGCTAATGGCATTATTAGATTTTGGACGATTGATGCGAGCTGCTGGACAAACCATCCAGGGCTTACCAGAAAACCGTGGTGTAATGGGTAGTCTTTCTCTGTTATCGGCCAATCAGCCAGGACAAAGAAATCCAGTCGATCAGCCAGGTTCATTTCTCAAAGGCATGTTGCAGGCCAACAGTCTGAAACAAAATCGCCTGGCGCTCGAAGAAGCTGAGAAAGAGAAAGCGCGGCAGGAGGCTATCCGTATACGGCGTGAACAAGCAAGGGCGTCTCTAATGGCTACGCTTAATCCACGAGATCAAATGATGCTTGGTGCTTTTGGCGATAATTCAGACGTTATAAAAAGCATTATAGCCAGTCAAAACCCACAGCCGCCAAAATATGAAAATGTAAAAATGGATAAACTTGGCAATGCTTATGGCGTCAATATTAATACTGGTCAATTTGAGCTTATCCCTACAGGCCGAACAATGGGGCAAGCGATGCCGATTAATGCCGGAGAAGTAGTGAATACAATGCCTGCTGGAAATAACGTAAGCGGTTCTGCAGCAGGTTTTGTAGCACAAGCACCTTTAACCGATGCTGAAATACGGCTGCAAAAGTTACAGATTCAAAATGAAGAAAATGAATTAAAAGATCGTCAAATTAGAATCGAGGCACAAAAAGAAAAAGAAACAATTGCAACTAAAACAAATGCTGCTAGTGCGCTTCGGACAATAGATGCGGTTAATGAAATACAAAACATTTTAGATAACAACCCTGAAAAAAATACGATGGATTTTGCTGGGCCAACTGGAAAATCGTCATTTTTTAGTTTTGTACGTGGAACGGACGCAAAAAATGTTGACGTTTTAATGAATACTATAGCCGCAGCTTTTGGTTTTAGCACACTAGCAGAAATGAGGGAAGCTTCACCAACAGGCGGCGCTTTGGGCGCTATTAACGAAAAAGAAATGGAGCTTTTGATTAACAGCGTTATTGCTTTAGATCAGGGAATGTCTCGCGATCTGTTCCAAAAACAACTCGGCAAAATTACAACGCATTTCACAAGTGTTCTTGATAAAACGCCAGACGAGATGTTACAAAATTTAGCTACTGGCCCAGCACAATCCACGCGAGCTGTACCAAATAAAACAGCGAGATACGGCTACACAATAATTCCGCTTAAGGATGAAAACGGTAACGACATCAGAATAATAAAAACAACTGATGATGGAGAAATTATTGCTAGTAATGGAGTAGCTTACCGATGATAACGCAAGAAAGAAAATTGTCTGCAGAAGAATTAGCGGCTTTAGGTATTGAAAACGCAACTTCTACTGCAACTCCTCCAGAAATGGCAACTGCACAAAGCGTTGCCAGCCCAGTAGGCGCGTTTGCTCGCAATTTACAAGACAAGTTGTTTTTCAATCGAGGCAATGAATTTTCTGCTGGCGTTCAGGCGTTGCCAGCGTTAATCCCTGGGGGCCAAAGTTTCTCGGACGCATATTCATCAAACATGGCTGGCTTAAACCAAGAGCAAGCTAATTTATACGCCAATAATCCTACTGCGGCGCAAGCGTCTGAAATAGCTGGCCTGTCAATACCCGCGTTTGGTCTTGGCGGCCTACTTAGCAAAGCGCCAATGGCGATTAGCATGGCTTCAGATATAGCGGCTAAAAAATTCATGCCGCGATTATTAAGCAATGCTATTGGTGGCGGTTCTATTGCAGCTGCTGAGTCAGTGCCTTTTGCTGTTGGTCGCTCTGAGTCTTTACAAGACATCCCTGGCAACGTCGCGCAGGACGCTACTACCGCCGCTCTATTTGGCGGTGCTGGTGGCGGAACAATCCCAGAAGTGTTTAGAGCAGGTGGGAATGTTCTTAAAAGTTTGCCGAAGGCAAAAGACATTGTGCCAGGGATAACAGGTAGCCCTTTATTTCCAGATCGACCATCTAGCAAAGTTGCTACACAATTAGGGCGTGCTTTTGAAGATGCAGGTGTGACGCCAGAGGAGGCGTTCCAAAGAAAAATTGCAATGGGGCCAACTTCAATGCTGGCTGACACATCAGAAGCGGCTCGCGGACAGTTACAGGCTTTGGTAAACAAGAAAGGAACAGCGAGGGATGCGGCAAAATCTATATTAAGAGATAGAAGCCGTAAGCAAGGAAAAAATTTATTAGCGCCTTTTGGTGAAGCCAACAGAGGCGAGACTTTAATAGAACTTGAGAAAATCCGCAAAGAACAATCAGGGCCGCTGTACGAACAGGCTTATAAGCAAGATATAGAGCATACGTCAGATTTAGAACAGCTTTATCAGGAATTAGAGCAAGTAAGTCCTGGTATATGGCAAAAAGCCAAAGTATCAGGCATTAACAATCTTCGAGCAAAAGGCGAAGATGTTACAAACATTGAGCAAAGCGCAAAAGGCACGTTAAGACCAGGTTTAAAAGGCTGGGACTTTGTAAAAAAAGAATTGTATGACATGGAAGATGCGGCACTAAAAGGGACAAATCCAAACACAACAGACGCCGACACTTACCGAACGCTTAGACATCGATTGACGGATTCTTTAGATAAGCAAAATGATTCGTACGCTAAAGCAAGAAAACTATATAGCGAAACTTCTAAATTTGGCGAAGGCGTTGATGAGTTTCATAAAAATTATTTAACAATGAAAAACTCTGATTTTCAAATAAAATGGAATAAGTTGTCGCCAGAAGATAAAAATATTGCATGGATTGGTATTAGAGAGAATATGTACGACAAAATTAAAGCAGGGCCAAGGACGGGAGATAAAACACGTCCATTTGATACAGACAATTTTATCGAAAAATTAGAATTGATGGTGGGGAAAGATAAAACCGCAAAGTTTATGGATCGGATAGATGATTCTTTTGAAGAACAAGCAACATTTGGAATTTTAAGTGGCTCTCCTAGTGCTAGAAACCTACAGCTCCAAGCAGATCAAGCCGCAATGAGCGTGGCTGATATGGCGGTAGATGCGGCAACAGGAAATAAACTTTCTTTAATATCTAAAGGGTTAAAAGCTCCAATCAATTATGTAAAAAATAATAGAGGTTTAACGAGAGAAGATGAGACAGAGTTAGCTAATATATTGATGGAACAAAACCCTGATAGATTAAGAAAATACATAGAAGAATTGCAAAGAAGGTCGCAAAAAACCAGCACTGGCGCACCAGGTTTGTTTTTAAATCCTGTTGTTGGGACTAGTTTGCTAGGGGCAAGCACTGGCACTGGCGCTAATTCATCATTATTGAGCAATCAACGATGAGTCTAGCCCCAGGATCGCTACTGGCCCAGATACGTCCAGCCAATACGACAGCGGCTGCCGGATTCACAGCCATTATCCAAACTGAAATCCTGAGAGTGGTTATCGCCAACACTACAGGCTCGGCTGCAACCTTTCGCCTATTTCATGACGTAGGCGGCTCGACCTATGACGAGTCCAACGCATTAGCCTGGGACGTCTCTATCGCCGCAGGTGCTATCAACGACGCTTTGCAAGCCTATGGCTCCGGCTCTGGGTTTACGTTGCTGCCAGGCGATACTATTGGTGTTCGTTCAAGCGTAAATAGTGCGCTGACATTTAACCTGTATGGGGTGGTAGCAAGTAGCCGATAATCTGCATGATAAAACTTGTAAAAATACGGTGAAATAGCGAGAAATAAGCAAATAATATCATGCAATTGAACGTAAGTGTTTGATTTATATGGCTTTGACTAGACCTTGCCAAGGTCGGGGTCGCGAGTTCGAGTCTCGTTTCCCGCTCCAGTAAGTCATTGATAAGTCTATGTTTTTAAAAGGCTTTTATCTACTCATACTTACTATTAGTAATCATTTATATACTGTAAGTATCTATTGCATGATACTTGCATGATATAATCGTTATTTCAGCCTCATGTTGTGAACTAAAGAGGCTCTTTTAACAGCATCATTTTTGCGGTCGTAAACCTTCATTATCTTTATGGAACTATGACCTGAAAAGTCTAACTTCACGCTGTCCGTGCCTTCAAAGTCTGATATTGATTTGGCTTTAATATCATGAAAAACCAAATGCAGCTCTTGCCCTTGTTTCAAGAACAATGGGTTCACGGCTTCCCTGGTCTTTTTCCAATCACGCTTGAAGCTACTAGGGGAGGGATGACGGCCATTCTTAAGAATTAAATGTCTGTCGAGCCTGGTCACCTTCTCAGCGGGGTTATAAACCTTTGCTATAGCTTCTTTTAAATTTGTCGTCCATTCCCTTAAAGAAAAAACTTCTTTCTTTTTTGTCTCTGATGCTTTGCTGTCTTTACACAAAAGACCGTCAGCAGTAATGTTCTTTATCTGAAGATTAAAAACATCCTCCAGGCGCAACGCGCAACAATACGAAAGCTCCATCATGGTTTGTATATAACCTGGAGCGGCAGAGTGCAAAGCTAAAAATTCATCGTCGCTAATATATCTGTCTCTAGGCCCGACTTTGTGCTTTTGGACAGCTTTAATGGGATTGTGATTACAAAAACCTTTCCGTAATCCAAAATCAAATATCTGGCTCATGATTCCACGTTCTTTATTGGCCTGATCTGCCGCGATGACCTTATCGCCATCTTCATCAATCACCACCTTTTTATATTGATCTAACTGATAACGAGTTCCCATATACAGCTGGACATCGAGCGTCCTTATCTCATTGGGATCTTTGTCGCCAAATGCAATCATAATCGGGGAGGTTTTGGTCTCAACACGCCGACGACGATAGACTGCCGTTGCGTCAGCTATTTTTTTTCTGGTTCGCTTGGCTTCTGATTTTGTATCAGCCATCCACATTTGCGCTAAATTCCAAAATGTCGACAATCCAGGCTCGTTCGCATCTAAAACTAAAGACTGGTAGCTGCGCCACACGTTTTCGATAGGTGCATCCAATGAACACAGCATTGTAATTTTTCGCGTGCCTTTTCCTTCATGGTAATATCTAGACCTGCCTACATAAACTTTAGGCGGCAAATTATCCGGCGTCTTACTGCGTTTCTTACCCATCGCTAAACCTCCTCGGATTATTCGCAGACTCGACGTGGCCCCAGGTAACCTTCGGTTTGCCATACCTGTCTGCCACGAAATGAATGCCATCTTTCGATAGCTTAATACGTTGCTTAGTAGGCTGCTTATAGCCAGTGAGTTCAACTACT